ATGGAACTTCCGGATACGAAAACTATTACTTACGGGCGTGGCTTTGCCATATGCTCGCTTTGCAACAACATTTGGGAGGACAAATGCCGGAACGGTGACTGTACCGCCGACTTGAAGCTACTGACCAAGGTAGCGCAATACCAAGACGACCCAGTCAAGTTCAACAAAACAGCATCAGTGCGTTTTCACGCGTTGTGCAACTTGTTGCACAAGCGCACAGACGCGCCGGCGCTGCGACGAGTTCTCCAGGAAGATCCAACATGTGACGTCTATGGTGTCTACTCCGAGGGTGGATACAAGGGCGACTTGCTCTACACCATCCGGCGATGTGTCTCCGAGAAACCATTGGAGATTCCGGACGTTTGGGCGCTGCACAACGAGCGCCGCTTTAACGTGCCTTGCTACTTATACAACGTGCTCGGCCGGATCATTGCCAAGGTTGAGGAGAAACCCACTGGGGTTCGCTTTGGCTTTGAAGACTATAGGCGATTGGGATTTGTGCGCGAGAGCGCGGATGATGAGACTTTTGTCTTCACATCGCACGCCTGCGCACACACTCCGGGGGAGAGTGTTGAAACCTCCAAGGCAGGAACATTCCTGTCTGAAGCTGAGAAGATTGTGGGAATGCCCACCGGCTTCGTCCGTGACATACGTGAGGAACTGTTCTACGTGACACAGTACATCACGCCTTACCTCAAGTGGTCCGCCTACCTGTTGCTTTTGCTAATGGCGATCGCACTCTACGTGGACTACTACTCGGAACTCTACACAGATGCTCCATGCGTTCTGGCCTCATGCTTCTGGCGTTTCAACGACGTCCGGAAGGGTTACGACCCCCGCAACGCTTGCGAGAAAGTGCGCCACCACTTCCCGCCCGATTTCGCAGTCGACCTACTACGGTGGGCGCAGCAAATCGCCGGCTCCACGGGACGTAAGACTGACGTATTTACCGTGCTACTGCAAAACTACTCTATTGAGTGGTATGTGGGCACGGAGCAGGTGTATGAGCTACTCTTTCTCTCAGCAACCACCATCATCGCATTCAAACTGGCAATAGTGGCTCTCGCGAGCCTCTATTTCATCTGCGTTCTTACGCCCGCAGTTGCCAAGGCCGTTTGGACCTTTATGACTACCGTAACTGTTCACACGCCTAATTCCAGTTTGGAGCAAGCCCGCGAAGACATCGCTAGCGCCGCAGCACGGCGCCAAGCAGAGTTCGCAGCCAAGAACGCGTTTAAATCCACGTCGCCCGTTGTGGTAGACGAGGAAATCCGACGCGAAGCCGTCACGGACAAGGTGCCTACACCCGTTGTTAACGATTACGTACCTAAGTGCCAACTTTCCGTGCACGACAAGCATGGAGCGCATAAAGGCCACGCCACGCGTTTCCACGAAGTTCTTGTAACCGCTGACCATGTCCACGCAATTGGGCTTGATGGTGGATTCTTGAGTTTTCCGAACGCGGACACTTGCTTTCCCAACCTAGTGCCGTACCCGAAGGACTCGAAGATTTTGGTACAAGGTGCTCACATAAGCACCGAACTGCTGTCTATACCAGACGCCACCGTTATCGAGCCGCCGAAGAACTACTTTGGGCGATTTTCGGGCCTGAAACTCTGTCCACCACTGTTTGCGCCTGCGGAGATCGCCCAGACTGCGTGGATCACCGGCATCACCGTTAACAAGCAGCACACCAAGGGCATTGCGTACCATTCCACTGGAACAGTCGCGCGGCCTGTGCAGAAGGTCATAGCGACCAGTATGCTGGGAGTCCTCAGCGCCTACTATTCATGCCCAGACCAGGGTGGTGCTAGCGGCGCTGGCGTCTACCAACGTGTTAACGGACAGACGTGCCTCGTGGGCATGCACATTGGCAGTGTGCGGCCGAGCGAAAAGACGGGGGTCACCAAGACCACCAACTTGTTCCTCGACCTATACATGCTACTGTCGTGTGCGCAAATGGCCGAGACGACCATTGGCAAGCAGCTGGCGGAGGCCAACTACCCACGCCGCACCGAAAACCCTTTCCAGCGAAAGCGCGCCATCGACCCGGAGAGCGCCAAGTACAACCGCCTGGCTGCGATGTACTCGGAGCTTCAGGCCCGCGGTTTCGAACGCTTCAACCCAGAAGACGTCGCCGACCTCACTTGGGGCCAGCGCGATGACTTCCGTACCGCCGAGTACGGTGGAACCAACTTCTTTGTTAACTACAAGGATGGTTTCTACTTTACGGATCGTGAGTATGAGGCCGCGTATGGCACCAAGTATGACGACTATCAGGACGTCGATGATGGCCACGGTGACGCGGGAGATGATGAGCGCACTTACGAAGATGAAAAGTGGAAGTACGCCACGTTCGATGATTTCCTCGGAAAGCGCACTGAGTGTTCCGGCGGCGAGGGTGAGCCTATTGATTACGACCGCGTTCGTGCGTACTATAAGACCTTCCCGGATGAGCTGATCCATGGGCGTTCCCTAGAGGACTACCTGGACGCTTACGCGGAGAGGGCAGCGCTCAACGTGGCACGCTGGGAGGTTACCGTCAATTCGTTCGGTGGCCTCTGGGAAAAGGTTGAGACCATGCGCGAGAGCGCTGAGCTCGCCGATTCCATGGCCCCTGAGGAGACGGATTTTGGTCAAGCCCCATCGGACAGGAGCTCGCTGGGGCGCACGCAGACCATATCGCCCACTGCGAGCTACAGTGCGGCGGCGGCGGACCGCCAATCAGCGGCTTCGCAGCCGTCGGCCGATCCGCGCGTCCTGGAACTTTTGGGGGTGCTAAGCGCACGCCTATCGTTGCTGGAGCAGCAAGCGCAGTCCCAGAGCTCGACGGCTTCGCGTTTCCGCCAGGAGGCAGCGCAGCCTTGCGAAGCGGACTCGCAGCGCTTGCTGCTGGAACTAGTTTCCTCCTGCCTGGAACACCTTACCGTGCCGACGACGCAGACTTCGAAGAAACCTACGAAGACAGTGGAGTGCGGTACGCAGGTAAAGCCACCGCACAAGGTGGACAGCGCGATCCAGGTAAAGCCGCAGCAGAAGACGAATGGCAATCAAACGCCAACGCTGCAGCACAAGACCAAGGAGACTCAGACGCCGGCACAGCGGCAAGCCACGCGCAGCGAGCAAACGCCGGACGCGCGTCCAACAGCAGCCAAGAAGAAGGAGAAGGAGCCGGCCACTCAGGACCCAGCGGTAGCGCAAGCGCAGACCGCGACGTCCACGGAGAGCAGTGGGACGGATTCGCCAGCGCTGACCCGCGAGGCCACTACGTCCACGCAGCAGCCCAGCGCCGGCAAGAAAAAGCAGATAAAGCGGCTTCAGAACATGTTGAAGAAGCTGCGGACGCCCAAACCTGCGACCAAGCCTACGAAGAATGGCGCAGGTCGTGGGGCGGGAGCTGGGGGCCGGGTGTCGGAGAAAAAGTAACGGATTGGAATCAGAAAACCAACCCGATACTCGCCGCAGCGGAGAAATCCGCGGCGGACTCCTACCCCCTGTACACCATTCCTGCCGCCCTCACGGGCGCGTCACTTCTGCGCCCAGCTCAGGAGGTGCTGGCCGACTTGTACGAGTTGGCCGAGGTCTATTCCGATGGAATAAACCGCTCCTCCAAGCCGGGTTTTCCCTTCAACCTATTCTCATGTACCAACACCAACAAAAAGATTCTTGAGCGAGACAAGATTCTGCTTTGCAAGCTAGCCGCCTGCCGTGCGTATATGTTCCTAACGCATACGCAAGAACAGGCGGAACGCTGGGCGAGCGACCCCTTTGCCGCGTGCAACGACGGGATTTGTTCCCCAGTTAGCACGTTTCTTAAGGGCGAGCCCCACAAACGCAGCAAAGTGGAAGAAGGTCGCTTTCGAGTCATCAACGCGCTTGACCTGGTCGACCAGCTGGTCGAGCGCATCCTCTTCAACTCAATCAAATCCGCAGTGGAAAAGGAGTTTCCCAACGCCCCGGCCCAATTGGGCTTGGGCATCAGTCCTACGATCAATCAGGTGATCGGAGGCCGCTACGAGCGCATCAATTCCCTAACCAAACTTAAAGCCTTCATGGGCGATGTACGGCAATGGGATGCGAGCGCTTCCATGCAGGCCTTGCACTCTGGCATGCGCGTTGCGCACGCACGAGAGGACTCTGGCGACTCCGAAGCGTGGAAACGCGCGGGCATCTTATGGTGCCATCTACGCGGACATTGTCTGTACCAAGTCTCGGGCTACTTATACGTTAAGAAGCGACGTGGGCAAATGCCCTCGGGCACCATGCTGACGACCTGGCTGAACTGTTTTATCCGAACAGTGTTGGCCCGTTTGTGTGGCTCTGTAATGGAGATGCTGATGGGCGACGACTGTGGCGAATGGAATCCTCTTCAGGACCCTGAAGCTATTGTCGCGCTCTACAAGCAATTTGCCGTAACAATCCGAGACTACGCACTAGGAACCGATGACGCTTTCAGCTTCTGCTCGCACGAGTACACGAAGCGTGACGGCGTCTGGGTCACTGCACTTCAAACGTGGCCCAAGAGCCTATTCGGCCTACTCACCTGCCGGCAAAACCAGCTACAGGTGGACCGGCTGACAGGCGTCCTGGACGCGATGGACGGTCAGACTTTTGAGGTTAAGCTGCGCGTGCTGCGCGCGGTGGTGGACACCCTTGTCGCTTCCTGTTAAGCGACAAATGTCTGCTGAAGAAGAGTTTGACGTGATCACCGACGGAGCGGGCACCGGACAAGGCCCGCTGTTCGAGGAACACCGTCACATCCCGTTTCACCACCACGGTGGTAAGGCGGAAGGCCGCAACAGCAAGGTAGGGCTTGCTGCTGCGCGCGAACACCTATTGGGCCTCCAGAGGACTCACGGGCTTACCGACGAGGGAGCCGCGTGGGTTCTTCAGGGACTCGACCCCTTCCACGACAACGCATTCCGAATCGTGGACGACCCTTCTGGCGGAGCCGAGCGCTCCGTCGTTCAAACAATCAACTTCGGCGCTACGCTGTCCGCCCCCTCGGCGGTTCTGGCCGCTGGCGACAAGTGGGACTGCGCAATCGCAACCACCCCGGTGAACCAAACCCTGGAATTCATGAATTATGACCAAGTCCAGGGCTCGGCCTTTCAAACAGACGGCCAGGTCCCCATGGGTGAAATCGGTTTGGTCACGGCTTCAGTCGTGGCTACCGGCGGTCTCACCTGGCCCAGCGCAGCCGGCGGCGTTCCTATCGCTACCGGCACATCAGCGTACCGCCTTGGAATCTCACCAACCAGGATGACCGGTGACGGCGACGTCACCAACGACTTCCTCAATGGGCGCACCCGCATTGTGGGTCTCGCTTACGAGGTCGTCAACAGCACCCCGCCTTTGCAGGCTGGGGGGCAGGTTATCCCCTGGCGTCAAAACCAGCAGCCTACTACCAACGTTATTACTAATGTTGGTCAGTACACTGGCGGCATTATCCAGCAGCCAACGGCAAACGGTGAGATCTACGCCATGCCACCCGCAAGCAAGTCGGAGGCGCTCCTGCTTTCGCAGGGGCAGTCCTTCCCGGCCGCCGCCGGCCTCTACCAGATCGTGACGCGTGCGCAAGCTGAGGAACCTTACAGTTACCCCACAGCGACCGCCCACGTACTGGCCGCCGGCCAGCAGCGCATGGGGGGCTACCAAGTGGCACCCGTCTATGGGATCAACCCCACAAAGACATTCAGTGGTCCTTACGCAAGTGGCCCCCTCGCGCCCACCAACGCGACAACCAACGCATTGTCCGCCCGCGTCATCCCGTTGTCTTACAACAACATGGACGCGGCTGGCAGCTACTGGACCGGACTCTCGCCCGAAACCACTCTTGAAGTGAACGTGCGTCTGTTCCTGGCCAAGGCCCCGAACATTTCGGACCAGCAGCTCATCACGCTAGCGCAACCAGCGCCGGCGTATGACCCCATCGCTTACCAGATCTACTCGGAGGCGCGGCGGCATCTGCCCAACGGCGTTCCGCTGTCCCACAATGCGATGGGAGATTGGTTCCGTCACGTGGTGGATGTGGTGAAGCATTACGCTTTGCCCTCTATCGAGAAAGCCCTCCCCAGCGTGCTCGCAGCAGGCGCCGCCTCCGGCGGCGACCCGTTCGCAATGGGCGCCGCGGGGTTTGGCTCGCTCGCGAGTCAGGCCGCTGGGGTTGTGGCTGCTCGTGGTGGCAAGAAGAAGAAGAAGAAGAAGGTCCAGGGGCTTGAGGTCCAAGTTGCTGAGCGAAAGCGAGAGGCTGCCAAGCTGAAGTCTATCAAGACCAAGGCACGACGCCGCGAAGCTATTTCGCTCGGCCGCCGGTAATCCGGCAAATGGAAAGGTGTGCGCCATAAAGACGCACCACCCGGGGGGTATGATCGCCCCCCCCGGTACCCCTACAGATCGCTCTAAGCAGAGTATAAATGACACGATTCACCCGGGTGTTCCCCAACCTTTAAAAGCAGGTTTGGAGCGAGCGCTCGGGGGTTTGGTAGGTTATGGCGTTAAGTGCACGCCATCGCCGAAACAAGGCACGAACCTAAAGGAAAATAG